CATCTCCATCTATATCTAAATCAAAATCTCCTGATCTAATGTTTGCTGGTATTGCCGTTTCAACACCTGTAGTTGCTACTTCATTTACACCAACTTCATGTTCATAATAAACAGAAGCACCTAATGATACACCATTTACTATAGGGAATGTTGGCGTGGCTGCCGCGATATATTTAGTTGCATGTGGATGATCATAGATTGCCGCATCTGACCAAGTTGTTCTTGATTGTGAACCAATGGTTGCACTTGCCATAGTGCCCGTTGTCCAAACTTTTTCACCATAATTATAAGTGACCACTCTATCTACTTCAGTTGAGTTTGCTTTAGTATAAAACCACATGATCTCTTGAAATAAACTATTATGTGCTGCAAACACTGTTTCACTTGCATCGTAATTAATTCCTAAATTATCTCCTGTTGTTGCAAATACAAAATCTTCAACTAAACTTGGAACAGAAACAACTGTACCATCAAATGCAAAGAAACCACCAGAATCACCCATCCAGAACACAATACCTTGTGCAAAGACCACTGCGTGTTGACCAAGGCATCCGCAATTAGATCCAACTTTTCTAATACTAAATGTAAAAGGTGGTCCTACAAACTGCATTGAATAAGCAGCATCATCTGTAAGTATTAATATATAATCTTTAGCTCTTATAGCAGCTACTATTTTAGTTCCAGCATCTAATCTAAATGTACCTGCAGTATTAGTTGATGTTGGAGCATAGACATTAAAGTCTTCTTGATCTGAAAATCTTATAAGCATTTTATCTTGTGGGCCACCTGGTAATGTTTCATTAGTACCAAGATGTATTAAATGTCTATCTCTATCTGATACTATAGTCATAACAGAAGTTTGAGGCATAGAAGCATTTATAACTGCTCTTGTTTGTAATGCATTTGCAGCTGATGGATCCCAAGTAAATGTAGGACCATTGTGCATTGTTGCTATTAATATTTGACCAAAATTATCTAATGACCAGTTCGCTGGATCTAATCTTATAGCAGTTTGAACTTGAGAAGCTTCTCCCCAACCAACGAAAGTTGATGCATCGTATACAACTGCATTATCTGCGTGAGCTGCTGCGGCTGTGCCTTCTGCTCCTCTACTACAACCTTGAAATTTATTTGCCGAATGATGAGTATAAGTAATTAGTTCTGATCCTATTAATATAACACCAGGTTGAGGAAACCCAGCAGCTGAGTCTACATCAATAGTAGTTACTGAATTATTGATTGCTCCGTCTAATTGAGTTTGTGTAACTGTTGAACTAAAACCACCCCAGTTAAATGTACCATAACCATATCCATAAGTTTGACCGAATGGACCAAAATCAAAATAAGGATTGCACGTTGCAGTTCCAGAAGTTCCTGTTGCGGCTGAAACTACTGGCATTGTAATTGTAAACGTTCCTGATGTAGGTGTTGTTTTAACCTCAAAAGCATTTGTAAAATTAGCAGCTGAAAAACCTGTTGGAGGTGTTCCAAAAGTAAATCGTACAATTCTTCCAATAGACAATCCGTGTCCTGCTTTATTTACTGTAACCGTTGCAGATCCTAAAGTTGTACTAAATGAACATGAAGTTAAGGCCGTGTCTAATGGTGTAATATCGTAAAAAGCACCTTCAAAGTAAATAGCTAATACCTTATTAGTACCTATTGCAGCATATCTATTGCCATCTAAATCTGACCATATCCATTGGTTCCTAGCAGCTCCTACTAAAGTATCTGCTAATATTTCTGACCAACCACCTATTTTTTCAGGGCTTCCATAACGAAAGCGTACATTATCTCCATCTATCCAACGTCCTTCTGCTTGAGATGCTGTATCTTGCTTGTCAAATCCTGGTGCTACCGGTATTTTTTTTAAAGGCATTAATCATTATACCTTATATCTATATAATTAACAATAAAGAGTTATTTTTTGTAAATTTCGTCTCCAATTACTAGATAGTCTATCGCACTATTATCAAATAATTCTAATGCATCTATGGGTCTAGAAGCTATAGGTTTTCCATTAACGTTTAAAGACGTATTTATTAACATTGGAATTCCAGTTAATTTATTAAATTCTTCAAGGAGTTGATTAAAGTAATTATTATTTTCATTGACTGTTTGTATTCTACAACTTCCATCTACATGAGTAATAGCTGAAAATTTATCTTTATCTAATACATCAGCAACATATAACATATATTCACTTTTATCATTAAAATTAAAATATTTATTAGTATACTCTTCTAGTATAGATGCTCCGAATGGTCTAAACCATTCCCTCTTTTTAACTTTATCATTTAGAATTTGTCTAGCATCCTTAATTAAAGGATTCATTAATATTGATCTATTACCCAATGCTCTTGGACCAAGTTCTCCATGTCCTTGATACCAAGCTATAATTTTACCTTGAGCTAAAAATTCTGATACTTGTTTAATTATTTTATAAGTAGGATTATTTTTTGGTGCAACATCATCTTGCCAAAAAGGAAAATTGCTTTTATCAAAGGTTGGTTGTTTGTAGTGTTTTCTTAAAAATTCAATTAATCCTAATGATAGTCCATCGTCTGGAGAATGAGGTAATACATTTAAATTTTTAAAATGTTTTTTTAACAAAGTATTAAGAACTGCATTTTGTGCAACACCCCCAGAATAGGATATAATATCATCTTCCTTACAAAAATTCTTAAAGTGATTTAATATCATCTTTTCTGATTTAAAATGACAAGAAGCAAGTCTATTTAATTCACTCTTTTCTAAATTTGTTTTTATTCTGTAATAATTTCTACGATTATATAATTTATCTAATTGTCTAATGTCATCATTAAAATTATTTATATAGTCAAAATCAATTTTTCCATATGATTTAAGACCCATTAATTTACCGGCTAAATCTTGCCATTGTCCTGTAACTTCTAATGAAGAAGCCATACTATTTAAACAAATACCAAAAGAAGAGGCCTCTTCTCTTTCAAATTTTTTAATAATGTTTTCATTTTTAAATATACTATATGTATCTTCAAAATCTCCAAGTGCATCACATACCATATCAATGTTTGTATCGTTAATGACGGGCCATTTACTTAATGCATGAGCATAATGATGATCTATTTTAAAAAATGGACATTTAAATTTTTCTAAATAATAATTTTTAGGTTTTAATTCTTCAATTATTAAATTTGAGTTATCCCAAGAATTAGTGTTTAAAAAAGGAAGATTCATGTCTCCGGTATATGCAACCGCATCTATTTGATCTGAATTTATATCCCATTTATTTAAAATATGTTCTATGAAGTACAAATTTACACACCCAGCGTGTTTTAATTGAAACTCTCTTTCTATTTTTAAATATCTTACTTTACCATCAATACTTAAAGAAATATTTGCATCATGAAGCCTTAAATTAAGTCCTAGTAAATTCATTTTTAACTATATGTAAATTCATTTTCAACTGTATGTAAATATCCTGTAAGTAAATACCTATCTTTTTTTTCTGGGCAAGGTTGACCTCTGTGTGTATGAGTAAAGGAACAAGGAAAAATAACTGCTTTTCCCATTTCAGATTTAATATACGTTCCATCAAAAAATTCTGTTCCGCAATTATGTTCGGATAAATATATAGTAAATCCAGCAATTCTTTTCAAGTCTTTCCAATTATGTTCTGAATGCCAATGATTAAAATAATTTCCAGGTTTGAAGTGTTTAAATTTAAATTCAGTTAAAATTTTAACCCCAAATACAATATCAATTTCTGGATAAATAGATCGGTATTCATCAAATAATTTTAATATTTCTTTATGGATAAAACTAATTTTATTTAGATCTTCCTTTAAAAAATGATAATAATTTATACCATTTAAAATTTTTTCTTCTGTTTTGTCTTTAAATAAATTTATTATAAAATTACAATTTTCAATAGATATAAAATTATTTTTTAATAAAAAAAAATTTCTATTCTCCATTTATTTTTTGATTTGTGAAAGATTGTTTATTAGCAATATCTTCTTTAAATTTAATTTGCCAATCCGCAACAATTTTAACTAAATTATTACCAAAATGTCTCAAATTTTCATCGGATAAATGAAGCTTTCCTTTTCTAAAAAGTAAAAATCTTTCTTTCCAAGAAAACTCTATATCACAAGATCCATTTTCGTATTGTTTAAATTTCATTTTTGCATGCCATATAATAGTCTTTTATCTTTAAACTCATTTATATTTACACCATTTTTATCTACATAATGTAAAAAAGTTTGAGCGTGCCAATCTCCTGTAAATTTTTCTCTCCAATGTTCTATTTCACATCCTAAATATATTGCAGCATCACCAGGTTCCATATTTATTTCTGTTCCATCCATAAATATTGACCAGGGCGTTCCATCAGATCCAATCATAACAGTAGCACTAATTTCACAAGCAGGTCTATCTTTATGTTTTTTTAAGTCTGCATTTATTGTATACATTCTCCAAAAGGCATAAGTACACATAAGCTTTAATCCTGTTTCTTTCTCCATGATATCTAATTTATTTACCATTAAAGATTCCATTAAAGGATCTCCATAAAAATAAGTATCTCCATTATCATTTTGATTAAAATCAAAAGAATCATAATTAATTCTGTGTTTTATTCTACAGTAATCTTTTAATAATTTAATTTCTTCTTTTGTTAAGAAATTTTTAATTAGTTTATATTTAAAATCTTTTAAAGTGCCCATGCTACTACTGAATACCTTTTTCCTTTCGTGACTGGTTTTACTGTATGTGGATATAAAAAATTACTTGGCCAAATTATCATTCTATTTGGTTTAACTTCTACTTCCCACTCACCAGATCCGTCTGGATTTCTAAAACAAAGATTTCCACCTTCATAGTCATTATTTAAAAGTAATATACAACTCATCGTCCTTGGAATTGTTGCAAAATGATCAACATGCCAAGTGTAAAAACCAGTGTTTTCATATTTTAAAATTTCTATGTCAAAAATATTTTTATATTCATAATCTAAAATATTAGCGTCAAATTTATATTGTCTAAGATTTTTATCAAAATAAAAACATAATATATTAGCCCAATGTGCTAAAGATAAAGAATTTGTAGTATTTGAAAGTATTAGAGTGTAGGTTCTTCTTATATTAAAGTCTTTTCTGTTTTGTTCTCCTCCACCAACTTGCGCTTCTTCAAATTTTGAAACATTTGCAAAATTAATTAAATTAGACAATACGTTCCATGGCAATACTTCATCATATATTTTAATAAAATTTTTTATTTCCATGATTTCTTATTCCAATATTTATCTTTATAGTTATTTATTAATTTTAATCCATAAAAAAGTCTAGAACTTTGTATTTCTTTTTGTTTTCTTGACTTAAAAATAATTTTCCAAGATTCTCTTTTAAAAGGAATAATCTGAACATAAGGAGTTCCTTTTTTAATAACTGTTTCTAAAACAGGATATTTATCTCCATTAATAATGATTGGAAAATTTATTTCATTTATGTAGCTGTCTGTGTCTACAATTCCCGAAACTATTGAAAATCTATCATCTGAATTATTTAAGGGTGAAACAAATAAACAAGAATATCCTTTTGGTGTTTTTATTTTCCAAGGGTTTAAAATTTTATAAATAGGTAAATTTTTATTTTTATCAACTAAAGGAGAACCTTCCAATTGTTTTATTGGATGACAATCTAAACCAGAATTTAAATTTATTTGTTTTGCATTTAACCACTGCGCTTGAGTATGTAATCCATAAGTTTGAAAAGAATCTTTAATTATTTCTTCATTTTTATTTTTAGAATCTACATTGTGTCTAACATAAAAATCTTGAGGAATTTTTAAAATATATCCTGTAGTCAAAGAATCCAAAAAAGGCATACAACCTTTAGCAGTTTTATTAGAAACAATGTGGTCTAAATTTTTATACCATTCGGGAATGTTAAGTTTTGCAGGTATTGGATAATCTTCTTTT